TGATATTGTTGATGGTATTAAAATAATTATAGATCATTGTAATGGATTGGGTAAATTAAAAGAAGTTTATAATATTGGTCGTGGTGAAAGAATACAACTTATGGATTTTGTCACACATATAGAAAAAAATCTTGGTCGTATAGCTGATAAAAAATTAGTTGAAAAGCACCCAGCAGATACCGAAGAAACTTGGTCAGATACTAGTAAACTACAACAATTAGGTTACAATCCCAAAGTATCTATCCATGAAGGTGTCGAAAAATTTGTAAATTGGTATAAATCTTATTATAAGGTAAATTAATGATTTTAGGTTTTATATTAGTTGCAGTGAGTATTAATGCTAATGGCATTGTTGAAGGTCAAGCATTGGACTATTATACTGGTGAATATGAATGTTGGAAAAATAGTGTTATGTATAAAGAAGAGGCTCCTCTCGGAGTTAGTTATGTTTGTATTGAAGACGCAGTAGAGGATAATGAATGAAAGTTGGATTAACGGCAAGTACATTTGATTTACTTCATGCTGGGCATATAGAAATGTTAAGAGAAGCCAAATCACAATGTGACTATCTCATTTGTGCATTACAAATAGATCCAAGTGTAGATAGACCAAGTAAAAATAAACCCGCACAAACAATAGTTGAAAGATATACACAATTACAAGCTGTACGGTTTGTAGATGAAATTATTCCATATTTACATGAAACTGATTTAGAAGATATTTTAAATATGAGAACAATAAATGTCCGTATTCTTGGAGAAGAATATCGTGATAAAGAATTTACAGGCAGAGATATTTGTAAAAAACGTGATGTAGAATTACATTTTAATAAACGAGATCATAGATTTAGTTCTAGTGATTTGAGAAAAAGAATTGGAGAAATGCATGTCAATAATGGACAAATTAAAGAAAAACAGTAAAAGTGATTTTACATCTGTACTAGCAGATTCAAAATTTTTTACTGAAAAAGATATGATACCCACAGATGTACCTATGATAAATGTTGCACTATCTGGTTCAGTTGATGGTGGTTTGGCCCCAGGTCTTACAGTTTTGGCTGGCCCATCAAAACATTTTAAAACATCATTTGGTTTAATAATGGCATCTGCATATTTGAAAAAATATGAGGATTCTGTTATACTATTTTATGATTCCGAATTTGGCTCTCCACAATCTTATTTCAATCAATTTGAAATTGATACAAATAGAGTTTTACATACACCGATAACTAATGTTGAAGAATTAAAATTTGATATGATAAGTCAGTTAGAGGGTTTAGAACGTGGCGATAAAGTTGTAATTATGGTGGATTCAGTTGGTAATCTGGCTTCTAAAAAAGAATTAGAAGACGCCATAAATGAAAAATCTGTGGCAGATATGTCAAGAGCCAAAGCACTTAAAGGTTTATTCAGAATGACCACACCATATTTGAATATGAAAGATATACCAATGATTGCAGTAAATCATACTTATCAGGAAATAGGATTGTTTCCAAAAGCTGTAGTATCTGGTGGTACTGGAATTTATTATAGTGCTGATAATATATGGATTATAGGTCGCCAACAAGATAAGAAAGGCACTGAAATTCAAGGTTATCATTTTATTGTTAATGTAGAAAAGTCAAGATATGTTAAAGAAAAGTCTAAAATTCCTATTTCTGTTTCTTGGGAAGGTGGCGTTCAAAAGTATTCAGGTTTGCTTGATGTTGCTCTTGCTGGTGGTTACTGTACTAAACCTTCCAACGGCTGGTATGCGAAAGTTGATCAAAGTACTGGTGAAATTACTGAAAAAGTTAGAGAAAAAGATACTTTAAATGAAAATTTCTGGGAACCAGTATTTGATAATACAAATTTTAAAGAATATATAAAAGGTGCGTATCAAATTGGTGGTAAAGAAAGTATAGATGTCGAAGCTGTCTGAGAATAAAGATTATGAATTAGTTCCTAGTCCAAGTGACTCTCATGCTTGGCATGTACGAATATTAACTGGTGATTTTGTTGAAACGGTTGTACAATACGGAACGGTATCATTTGATGGCAAAAGAAAACAATTTACTTATGATTTTAGTATAGTTGAAAGTCCAGATCCAAACTTAGATATTGATAATGAAAACTTACACGCTATACTCGCAAGAATATTAGAAGATATTATAGAAAGAGGCGAGAAAGAGGGTTGGGTAAAATTACAGGAGAAAAAACCTATTGATGAATATACGGATAGAACAGACAATACTCCGAAAATTATTAACTGATGATGATTATATGCGAAAAGTTCTGCCATTTATTAAGGCAGAATATTTTGAAGGACCATACAAAACTTTATTTAAAGAGGCGGGTAAATTTGTTGATAAATATAACAAATTGCCGACAAGAGAATCGTTTCTAGTTGAATTAAATGAACATTCAAATTTAAGTAACGAAGCATTTGCCACTGCAGTGGACATTGCACAAAACTTATTTGACGGTGATGAAGTAGATGAAAAATGGCTCTTAGAAAATACCGAAAAATGGTGTCAAGATAGGGCAATATATAATGCCGTAATGGAATCCATCACAATCATTGATGGTAAACATGAAAAATTAACAAAGAATGCCTTACCCAATTTATTACAAGACGCTTTAGGTGTGGCATTTGATACACAAGTAGGACACGATTATGTCGAACAAGCCGGAGAAAGATTTGAATTTTACCATAAGGAAGAGGACCGTATACCGTTCGATTTGGAGTATTTTAATAGAATCACTAAAGGTGGGGTTCCTAATAAAACTCTTAATATTTGCCTTGCTGGTACTGGGGTTGGTAAATCTCTTTTCATGTGCCATGTAGCTGCCGCCGCACTAACAGAAGGACAAAATGTTTTATATATTACTATGGAGATGGCAGAAGAAAGAATAGCTGAACGTATTGACGCCAATCTTTTAAATGTACCCATAGATCAACTTGATAAAATGTCTAAAGATATGTTTACGTCAAAAGTTGCTGATTTGGCTTTAAAAACAACTGGTAAGTTAATTATAAAGGAATATCCGACTGGAGCTGCACATTCTGGTCATTTTAGAGCTTTATTAAATGAATTAAAATTAAAGAAACAATTTGTACCTAATGTAATTTTTATAGATTCTTTAAATATATGTTCAAGTAGTAGAATGAAAGGATTAGGTGGTGCAATAAATTCTTATTCTTATATTAAGGCCATAGCTGAAGAATTAAGAGGTTTGGCTGTAGAATTTGAATTACCAATATTTTCTGCTACTCAAACAAACAGATCAGGATATTCAAATTCTGATGTTGGTTTAGAAGATACTTCAGAAAGTTTTGGTTTACCCGCCACTGCAGATCTTATGTTTGCATTAATTACTTCAGAAGAACTCGATAGAATGGGTCAATTAATGGTAAAACAATTAAAGAATAGATATAATGATCCAACATCATATAGAAGATTTGTTGTGGGTGTTGATCGAAGTAAAATGCGACTTTATGATATTGAAGAAAATCAACAAACATTAACAGATGATACACCCGTATTTGATAAAACACCAACTGGAGAAAAATTTAAGGATTTTAAACTATGAAATTTTTAATAGTAGCAATGATGTCGTTAGTTAATATCGAAAGTGGAACACGCGACATTTATGTATTTAACAATAAATTTGAAACATGGCAAGAATGTGCTAGATTTAGTCAGATTAATATGTTTCCGATAATGAGAAGATTATTCCATGAATTTGGGCCAAATAATGAACCACATATGATTTCATGCGTAACTGAAGATGTTGTTGAAAAAATTGTAAAAGAATTAGAAATAAACACATGAATGTAAAACTTATAAGTTATAGTAAACCATTAGAGAAAATGGAAGGAGTATTTGATGCTAAAGACCTCATTGCGTATTGCGCCCGTGTTTCCAATCCATCGAATCAAACCAACAAAAAAACGTCAGAAAAGCTCTTACGTTATCTTATCAAAAACAAACATTGGTCGCCCTTTGAAATGGTTAGCGCTTGCTTGGAGATAGAAACAACCAGAGATATTGCAAGACAAATACTCAGACATAGATCATTTTCATTCCAAGAATTTAGTCAAAGATATGCTGATCCTACAGATGATTTATCTTTTATAACCCGTGAATGTAGATTACAAGATGAAAATAACAGGCAAAATAGTATTGAAATAGAAAATGATCCTAGTATACAAGAAGATACAATTAAACAAGATTTAATTACAGAATGGCAAAGACGACAAACTGGTATTATAAATCAATGTAAAGAAGCATATAAATGGGCTATAGAACATGGTATTGCAAAAGAACAAGCAAGAGTTGTTTTACCAGAAGGGTTAACAAAAAGTCGATTATATATGAATGGAACTTTAAGATCATGGATTCATTTCATAGAACTAAGATCAGATAATGGAACACAAAAAGAACATAGATTAATAGCTTTAGAATGTGCAAAAGTTATTTCAGAAATATTTCCGGACATTAGATAATGTGTTATAAATAAAATTTAAAAAGGAGTACAAATGACAAAATTAATTGATCCAGTTGATTATTCTAAAACAGTGGGCCGTTTACGGTCCTTTTTTGTAGAAGAGAAAGGTTTTTGGGAAGTACATACACAAAACAGGCTTAGTATATTGGCTGCTTGTGAAGATCCGGAAACAGTGGCAACTTACAAATATGATGGTCAAATATGGCCATTACCACAAACAGGTCAGATGTGGTTAGAACATGAACTATTAACTAATCCAGTATCACCTGGATATTTTTGTGTTTCAACAAGTTATAGAGAAGAGCCAAACCCTGTACAAGGGCGTCATGAAATTATATTTCCAATGTTTGAATTTGAAATGGGTGGAGATTTAAATGATTTAAAAAAATTAGAAATTGAATTATGTGAATACATGGGATTTCCCACATTAGATGAAAAAACATATGAAGAATGGTGCTTAGAATTTGGTACAGATGAACTTGATAATTACCATGAAAAACAAATTGATTGGGGCATGATAACAAACTTTCCTGAACATACTTCACCATTTTGGAATATGACAAGAAATGAAGATGGAAAAACAAGTAAAAAGATAGATGTAATTTTAAATGGTGTAGAAACTATTGGATCAGCTGAACGTAGTACAGATGTTGATCAAATGAGAAATACATTTGAAACAATATCTAATGGAGAATATGCACAATTACTTTATGATCTATTTGGAAAAGATAGAGTACAAAAAGAACTTGATGAATTTTTAAAGTTTGAATTTTTTCCGAGAGTTGGTGGAGGAATTGGTGTAACTAGAATAATTAAAGCACATAAAAGAATAGGTTATAATTTTACTTCAGAGCAAGTTGATCCAGTATCAGGTATAATGCATGGTTTTCCAAAACAAGGCATAGCTAGAATATAATATAATCTGGGGTGGCGAAATAGGTAGACGCGGTCAACTGTTTATTGACTATTAGATAATAATTAGCGTAAAAAGTTATTTATCTAATGTGGAGGTTCGAGTCCTTCTCCCAGAGCCATACTGTTACATAAATGTTACAAAAATAAAAAAAGTTTAAATAAATTAAAAAAATGGTTGTAATTTCCGAAAAAAGTATTATATTAATAATATAACAAGGAGAAATTATATTATGAATAGCGTGAGTATTAGAACATTTAGAGCAGAAAATGAATTGGACAATATATCAACAACATTTTCTGATGGACACATTTCTTTTAGTGAAGCCGTAAATAGAATTATGGCAGTAAAAGATAAAAAATATGTCGGTATTACAAGATTAGATGATGCCATAGATTACATTGAAAGTCTTGTTTGGGGTCATTAATATGATAGATGATATTTTAATGGGCATATTTTTATTTGTATTAGTTCTAGGTTGTATAGATTTTGGCCAGGGCTCCCAATATACTTGGTGGGCCCTAATTCAGTATGTAGGGAGTATATAATGTTTGATCCTAAAAAAACTTTCAATAAATCTTTAAAAAAAGCTGAAAATGGTTCACCATTAGACCGTGGTAGTGCAGATCGCTACTATGATCGACCATATGATCCACATTATTGGCCTATGGGTACATATAAAGGTATTCGTATAGATGCTGAACAAATGGATCCAATACAAATTGCTGAGTATACATATGGTTACGAAAATGAAACTAATAGAAAAAGTTAAGATAAATGTATCCAGATATTAATACTATTAACCCTAACAGATTAATTTCATATTATTTAATGTCAAGTTATCTGTATTACCACGAAGATAAATCAGTATTAAGTGATACTGATTTTGATATTATGTGTAAAAGAATTTTAGAAAAATGGAAAGAGATAAAACACCCACATAAATCATTAGTAAAGAAAAAATCTTTAGAGGCTGGAACTGGTTATAAAATCAGACGTTATACAGATTTGATAATGCATTCTGCTCTGTATTGGTTTGACGAATATGAAAAAGAATTAAAATATGAAAAGGAGCATCCACTTGGAGTATAAATTTAATGAAGATAAAAATATAAAAGAATTAACTGATCATATTAATTCGACATATGATAGTCACTATTCAAAAGAAAAATTTCAAGCAACGGAATTTATTGTTGATGGTGGACACGGTACAGGATTCTGTATTGGTAATATTTTAAAGTATGCACAAAGATATGGAAAAAAAGGTAGCCATTCAGAGGCAAGAAAAGACTTAATGAAGATATTACATTATGGTATTATTCAACTTCATGTGCATGATTTGAAAAGTTCAAATTTAGATCAAAAGAACGCATTTGGTCAAACGTATATAAAGGATTTATTATCCACCGATTAATTTCCACCAATCAATTGGTTTCCAATGCCCTTGATTGATACCAATTAGATAAACTATAAATGATATACCTAAAATCATTACTGTTGAAGCTACTACTATTAAAATTCCGTCAATAATTTTTTGGCGGAATTCTTCTTGTGCATATATAGCTTCCTGTCTTTTCTTTCTTATATCTGCTTCTGTTTTTAATAATTCATTCCATGCACTTTGACCGCGAGTGAACATAATTAATCTTTTTAATTCTTCTCGCATATCTTCCGCTTTTTTCTTGGCCATGAAAGTATTCAGCGCTTCTTCTTCAACTGAACCAGCGAAAAAAAGTTTTTTAAATAATGGAGGTTTGTTTGCCTGTTCTTCACATTTTTTAATATCACTCATAGCGCCCATCCAACGACCTAAATCTTGTGACATACTTTCCATGTCACGACCGAAGGCAAAACCTTTTTTAATCGCGCTAAATGCTGCACCTGCTATGGCAACTGCGGATACTGGATCCATAAATTTCTCCTATGAATTTTTTTAATTCATTTCAAAAAATAAACATGATGGGAGAATAATATATTAACAATAGTATTTATATATAATTATTTAACAACCATAAACGGATTAAATGATTTCATCAGATGAAATATATAACTGGCTTAAACGTGATACTATTAATATTGATACATCTAATAAATGTACATTACAATGTCCTAAATGTGTTAGAACAAAATTTAAAAAAAATTTTAATAAAATTCCGGGTGGTTGGTTAACTGATTATCAATGGTCTTTACATTTAAAACATTTTAACAAATTTGTATTTAGTGGCCAAGTATCTGATCCAATATTGCACCCTAAAATGGACAAAATGCTTGGTGACATATACAAAGAAAATAAAAAATGTATTGGAATACACGTTGCAGCATCACATAAAAAACCTGAATGGTTTAAAAAATGTTTTAAGGCAAATCCAGATGCTTGGTGGTTCTTTGGTATAGATGGTTTACCTAAGGATTCTCATAAGTATAGAGTAAATCAAGACGGTGAAAAATTATATGAAATGATGGTTCTATCTAAAAAATATATTAAAAATCCTGTATGGCAATATATAATATTTAAATATAATGAAAATGATATTGATACGGCAAAAAATATGGCAGATAAAGAAGGCATTAGATTTAGACCTATTATGTCTAGTAGATATAAAGAAAATGATCCATATAAACCATCATCAAAATTCGTAATAAAAAGAAATGATTGGGATAAGGTTACGTTATGGCAAAAAAATGGAAACCAAGATGTATAACAGAAAATAAAGAATATGCTGCCACTTCAGATGGTTATTTAATCCCATGCTGTTGGTGTGATAAAGTATTTAATGAAGAATGGACAAATAATGACCCTCTCTTAAATGCACTGTTTGATGAAGAATTAAAAATAGAAAATAACAATTCAATAAATGATATAATTTCAAGTTTTCAATGGATAAAATTTACAAAGTCTGTAATTAACGGACCTCATACCGCTTCATTAAGGTGTAAGTATTTTTGTTATAGAGAATCTTCTATGGAAAAAACAACATACACCGAATAGTTTGAAAATACTTTATATATAATTATTTAACAACCACAAACGGAAAGGAAATCTATTTATGAGATCATTCATAAAAGGACTGGCTGTCCTATTAATGCCACTATTTCTAGTAACGACCGTATCAGCCGACAAACTTCAAGTCGGCTTTATTTATGTTGGGCCAACTGGTGACCATGGTTGGACATATATGCACGATGAAGGGCGTAAGGCCATTGAGGCAGAATTTGGTGATGAAGTTACAACAACTTATGTTGAAAGTGTAAAATATGGACCAGATGCTGAAAGAGTTATGACGCAAATGGCCATGAACGGTGTCGATATGATATTTGCTACTTCTTTTGGATACATGGAACAAATGTTAAATGTTGCAAAGAAATTTCC